ATGATGTTACGCACATTCTTACGTAATGATTCTATTGCTTATCCTTGGTTAGCTCCAGCAGGTACACGCCGTGGTACAATTGACAATGCTACAAACATTGGCTACCTAAATGCTACTACTGGTGAGTTCCAGACTGTTAAGAATCGTATGAGTATTCGTGATGTGTTATACACAAATCAAATCAATCCATTAGCATACTTTACTGGTGTTGGTTTATTGAACTACGGTAATAAGAACTCATTTGATAGTCAATCAGCATTGGATCGTATTAACGTAGCAAGATTAGTGTGCTACATTCGTGAAAGATTACAGATTGCGGCTCGTCCGTTCGTATTTGAACCTAACGATGCAGTAACTCGTAATGAAATTAGCGGAGTAGTTCAATCATTATTTGTAGACTTAGTTGCAAAACGTGGTTTATATGATTATTTGGTTGTATGCGATGAGAGCAATAACACACCTGCTCGTATTGATAGAAATGAACTGTGGATTGACGTTGCTATTGAACCAGTCAAGGCAGCTGAATTCATCTACATTCCAGTTCGTGTATTGAATACAGGTGAATTAGCAAATGCTCAGTAAGATAATCACCCCTGGAGACAGGGGTGAATTAAAGATAAATAAAGATATAGGAGAATAAAATATGGCAACAGCCTCACAATCATTGTTCAATATGACCGTTGCAGCGGATAATGCTACCAACGCACAGGGTCTATTGATGCCTAAACTACAATATCGTTTTAGAGCATTGTTCTTAAACTTTGGTGTAGGTGGTTCCACTACAGAACTAACAAAACAAGTAATGGATATTACTCGTCCACAAGTTCAATTTGATGAAGTAACTTTAGATGTATATAACTCAAGAATTTATCTTGCAGGTAAACATGCATGGCAAGAAACTACAATCAATCTACGTGATGATGCACAGGGCAACGTTAGTAAATTGGTTGGTCAACAAATTCAGAAACAAATGGACTTTGTTGAACAAGCAAGTGCCGCAACTGCACAAGATTATAAGTTTCAAATCAATTATGAAATTCTTGACGGTGGTAATGGTGTACTTACACCTTCTGTATTAGAAACCTGGGAATTGTATGGATGCTTTATTAAGACAGCCAACTATAATAATTTGGATTACAAAACAAGTGATCCAGCTACAATTCAGTTGAGCGTAAGATTTGATAATGCAATTCAGTCACCATTGACTTCTGGTGTCGGTACAAATGTAGGTCGTGCATTTGGTGGTACAGCAGTTACTGGTATTGGTTAATAAGAGCAATTAATGGCTGGGTTCGTTCAAAACCTATTAACTGACGCCGCAACATCGTTCTTTACAAATGAATACTTGCGTGATTACCAACACGCAAGTAAAACATTTAGAACAAATGCTTATGGGTATTCACCCAAGTTTAAGTTTCTATTTCATGTTTATTTTGATATAAACAAAGACTACATCGGTGCTACTCAATCTTGGCCACAAGATCAAAACTTTGGATTAGCAGTCAAAAATATACAACTACCAAAATACACGTTTGAATTAGCTACACTAAACCAATATAATCGTAAACGGGTAGTGCAAACTAAAATTAAATACGATCCTATTAACGTTGTATTCCATGATGATAATCAAAATTTAATTAAAAAATTATGGTATACGTATTACACATACTACTATAAAGATGCAACACAGATGGATAGTAATACTAATACAACTATTAGTGGTGTAGGTGGTGATAATGCAGTTAGATATAACTTAAATCGTAGAAATATATACGACCCTACTATCACTGGTAATGATGATTGGGGATATATTGGTGAGACTGGTAAAAGCCCGGCTACTAACTCAGCCGCAAATCTAGGTATAAGTAAAGCGCCTTTCTTTAAGGCAATTAATATATATGGTTTCAACCAACATAATTTTTCTTTGTATAGACTAATCAACCCTATGATTGAAAGTTTCAGTCACGATACTTACAGTTACAGTGAGGGAGGTGGCGTAATGGAAAATCAGATGACTTTAAATTACGAAACTGTAAAGTACTATGAAGGTGCAGTTGATGGTCGTAAACCATATGATATAGTTACTGGATTTGGTAGTAATGATCACTATGATACTGTATTAAGTCCTATTGCTCGTCCAGGATCAAATGCAACTATATTAGGCCAAGGTGGTCTTGTTGATGCTGCCGGTGGTATCTTAGATGATTTAGAAAATGGTAATATTGTAGGTGCAGTTCAAAAAGCAGGAACAGCAGCCAATACTTTTAAAAATCCTCAAAATATATTAAGAATTGCTAAGTCAGAAGCCTTAGGTATTGCAACAGATGCATTACAAGGCACTCCCAATAGAAATACTGCATTCAATTTCCCTACACAAGCTGCTAGTGCAATTAGAAATGCTCCTAATTCTATCAACGGGTCATATCAAAACATTAGGTCATCACCTAAACAAGTTACATAAATACTTCTACGAGGTATATTATGGCACAAACAATAGATGCACCAAGAAGTCAGTTAGATAACACAGTACGTGTGTTTGATCAATTTTACAATTTTGATTTAGTTGTAGAGGCTAATCAGTATGAACTTATACATAGCTATTTCTATTCATTGTCTAAAAGTGAAAATGTAGCTAAAAATTTTACAACAATCATTTTTAGAATCTCTAATATTACAGGTGAAAATCCATTGATATTGTTAGAAGAAATTAAAGGTTCTAATGGGTTGTCTACTGCAAATGCATTAGTTGCATATTATCTAAACAGTTTAAAAAGTAAAACAACATTATATGGTGTTAGTTCTATTCCTCAACCTAATCAAGTAGTAGCTAGAAACGCTGTAATATAATGTCAAACTTTGCACAAGGCATATTTGTGCCTAGAAATCCTGACAAATACATTGGTAACCACAGACCTAGATATCGCAGTGGATGGGAATTCACATTCATGCAATTCTGTGACGGCAACAAGAATGTAATCAAATGGGCAAGTGAATCAATCCGTATTCCCTATCGTCACCCATTAACAGGTAAAGTTACTAATTATATTCCAGACTTCTTTATACTATATGAAAACAAGTTTGGAAAACAGTTTGCCGAAATAGTAGAAATCAAACCTAAAAAACAAAGCCTAATTGAAAGCAGAAAAGCAAGTGCCAGAGATATAGCAGTTGTTGCTATAAATCATGCTAAGTGGGCTAGTGCTAAAGCATATTGCAAACAATATGGATTTACATTTCGTGTTATTACAGAAGATGACTTGTTTTACAACGGTAGACGTAAGTAATAAATACTGCTATTATGGACAAATAGCATGACAAAAAAATTATCAGAATTGTTTGATTTACCAACAGAAGAATCATTAACTGAGCCTGTACTTAGTAAAGATATGGATTTAGTAACGCAAGAAACTTATTCTAATTTAGACAAGATAGAACAAGCATTACCTCAAGTTCGCGGATTAGAAGCAAGCGATACTGAGATGGATGAGTTGGCAAAATTAGCTCAAGATAGTTATAAAGATTTAATGGATTTAGGGATGCAAGTTGATAGTAGATTTGCTAGTGAGATATTCAATAGTGCTGGTACAATGTTAGGACATGCTATAACTGCTAAAACAGCTAAGATCAATAAGAAATTGAAAATGATTGATTTACAGTTGAAAAAAGCAAGCCTAGATCAAAAAAATGTTGAAAAAGATAAAGAGATTGAGAATGTTCCACTTGGTGAAGGTAGCTTAGTAGATCGTAACGAACTTCTCAAAAGTATTTTGGCAAACAAAAAACCAGTAAATTGATAAATAATAGAACAGGAATACAACAATGAAAAGCCTACGTCAATATTTAACCGAAAGTGTTAGAACATATCGCTATACAATTAAGATTGCCGGCGATTGTGAAAAAAACTTTTTGGAATTATTCAAGCATAATTTGTCGAAGTTTGACCCAGTCAAAATTGACGATCCAAAAACTACACCAATTCAGAAAGATCCATATGGATTTCCTGACTTGCATAATGAGTCTATTACCATTATCAAAGCTGAATTCAAATATCCTGCAACTGAACCAATGATTCAGCAATGCGCTCAACATTGTGGTTGTAACATAAACAATGTCAGAGTAGTTACTACTGATTATGATGATAGCATCAATAGTGAAGCTGAAGGTTATGCTAATGAACAAAAAGATGAGCCATTATTGTTAAACACAGAGTTAGGAGATAATGGTAAAGAAGCTAGCAAAGAATATGCAGGGCAATATTTAGATCGTGTGATGCCTAAGAAGCCAAGTATTAATATTCCATATGCAGGTAAAGCTACACCAGCAAGTCCTAATAAGAGTAAAGAAGGTATCAACACAGTTAGTCCCATGACTAAAATTACAAGACCACAACTACCTAGCACAGGAGCTAGAAAATAATGATTGAATTCAACACCGGTCAACTTACATGGATTTTGGTTGGTGCCCTAGGAATAGGTGGCACAGGATATATTACAATGAATGACAATGTAAAAAACATTGACAAAAAAGTTGCAGTAACACATACCAAAGTTGAAGATACAAACGAACGAATTGTAGAGTTGCAAAGACAACTTACACGTATGGAAGATAAATTAGATAAACGAGGATCACGATAATGGATTTTAGAAACCTATTACAAGCAATGAGTTCACTTTCCGAAGGTGAAACAAAAGAAACACCAAAAGGACGAGTCCATAAAGGTGATTACGGTTCAAGTCATGGTAAAGAAGATGTACGCGACCAATACGGACATAAAGTCGGTAAAATTAATAAAGATGCTGAAGCTAAAAAAGAAGCACCTAAAAAAGGCCGCGGGCGTCCTAAAAAGGGTGCAGATGATTCTGGTGAAGTAAAGAAATATGACACTACTAGTGTCGGTGATGTATTTGGTGGCGGTAAGAAGCCAAAGAAAGAAGTTGGTAAAGTTTCTAAGAAGCACAGTTTAAAAGAATATATTGATGAACTTCAAACTACAATAGTTAATGAAGGTGAGCAAAGCGTTGAAGAAGCAGTGCGTATAGCTTATAGAGACCCTACTGGGAAAACAGGTATGCCTGGACATAAAGGTAGCACGGTACGTTACAAAAGTGCAAGCCAAGTTGCCGGACGTAAAGCAGCCAATCCAGACTCAGATTGGATTCACAACCCTCAAACACAAGCACACAGAAATGCAGCCGCAGCCGCAGTAAAAGATGCACGTGCTAAAGGAATAACTCCCGGTAGTAATCAAGGCATAGGAATACACAAAGGTGTAGATGAAGATATGAACACGCAACAACCTGTTCAAATCAAACCAGCGAGTCAAACTAACACACAAGTTATTCAGCAAGGCAATAAAACATTAGGCACAGTTAATAATCCTCAATTGGCTGCACAGATTAAACAGTCAATTGGTAAAGGTGAAATGAGTTTGAATACTGATGATCAAACAATGGCTGAAGATGCAGTTGAAGAATCCGGACTACAAGCATACTTAGGTAACAAAAAGTACGGTAAAGATGGTATGAACGCATTACGTACAGCTGGTCAAAAACATGCTAGCGAAAAGAAAATGCAAAATATTCGTGCTAAGTATAGTAGTAAAGAAGATAAAATGCATGAGAGTCTAGAAGCTACTGATGTGGTATTAACCGAAGGTCAAAAAGAACAAATGACTAAGTTCTTTGACGAGTTAGAATTAGGACCAAAAGGTTATAACATCAAACCTGCAATGGAATTAAAAGATAAAGCATTAGCAACATCTGTAATCAATAAGACATTAGCACATGGTAGATTCAGAAGCATGGCAGGTTCTTATAAAGACCAGATGCGTGATGCGGCCTTAGAACACTTTGGCTTTGTTAACTTTGACGAAAGTTTAGAAGAAGGTGATTTAATTCCTCATCCAAGTAAAGATTTACATACAACACATGGTATGGATAGCAAGCCAG